TAAGGAGAAATAAAATGACTAAAAAAACATATACAGTAGTTATTGAGCTTGAGGTACCAAAAGAACTTGATAGATATGGTATATCAAGTCTTGGGGCTCCGATAGAAGTAAATGAATATGTTAAGAAAAAAATAAATGAAAGATTACAAAATAATAATTTAAAATGGCGATATGCTATGGAGGGAAGAAATGACAGATAACGTAAACCACCCCCCACATTACAAAAAAGGCTCTATTGAGTGTATAGACGCAATAGAATCAGCTTTAACTTTTGAACAGTTTATTGGATACTGCAAAGCGGCAGCTATTAAGTATATTTGGAGAGCAGATCATAAAGATGCAAATATCCAAGATCTTGATAAGGCTATCTGGTATCTTACTAGGGCTCGTAACAAGTTGGAGGACAGATAATGGATATCAGTTTTTATGCCGTACTAGGTATTTTATTGCTAATGTTTTATGCGTATATGGAGAACAAATGAACTTAAAAGAAAAAAGAAAAGAATTAGAAAAACATATTAAATATATCGAAATGGTTTTGAGAGAAAAAAAAGATGAACTGTTTTGCTTAAATGTTGAGATAAAACAACAAAAAGAAAAAGGGGCATAAAGCCCCTTAGTTTTATCCTAGATCAGGAGGTACTGCCGCGGGGGGTGGCGACATACCGCCAGAATCAGCAGGTAAATAACGTAATACCTTATTCTTACTACCAGTCCTTTCATTTCCCTCATTATCAGTCCAGTTGTTTTCTACTTCTTTTAAAGTAAGTGTTAAATCTTTGCCTACATAATCCTGTGCAGAGCTTGGTGGTTGTTTTACAAAACCTACGGCTTTACTAAGTCTAGTAAATATATCTGTAGATATTTGTTTTATATCCTCTCTAGGATCCCACAAGTTATACCACTCGTTATGATCTCTGTAATTACCGCCTGCTATTTGAAAGGTCATCTTCAAAGTCCAGTTACCTTGTTGTGATTTATACTTTTCAGCAGCAATAATTTTTGCTGGATGATCGCCTGAAGGAGCCACACCTGGCCCCATAGGCTTATCATCTGTTTCTACGTACACTACGTCATCAAAATCAGACATTACCAATCTCCTTTACATTATCTGTATTTTTAGCTACGGCTGTAAACCCTAGCTTTTCTATTAATGCAGTAAGATCAGGCACTTCAAAAGCTTCTAACTTACCACTCCTATCCTTTGCAACGTAGCCTTGGCCAACTCTGGTTTGTAACCACCTAGCTTGAACTGCGTTACCCTCTGCGTCTGTATCATCTATAACTCTTAGAGCTAAGACTTCATCAAAGAAATAAGTAATAGATTGACCTAATTTAGTACCAACCATTTTTGGTTCGTGCATAAATATACCGTCACTATTTACTTTTTCTTCTTTGCAAATAAACATGACATGCATTTGTAAATCTCTAAATGCTCGCATGACATTTGTTACAGACTCTTGTACTTCTCCGTAAGCTTTACGTGGATCTTTGTGTCTAGCTTTTTCTTGTTGAAGTAATAATTCACTTATCTCTGAAATAGAATCTAAGCAAACTGTATCGTATTGCAACTGACCTGTATTTAATAGATCATATAGTTGCATTAGTTCTGATGCTTCTTTTACTTCTATCGCATCTACGTTTGTAGCATCTTTAATAGAAAGCAAACCAGCTTCAGCACTTATTACAAGCACCTTTCCTGGTGCTGTTTTAGCAAGGCTTGTTTTACCTGCACCAGCCATACCGTATACTAAAACTTTAGCACCTTGGTTTTGCACTAGCTTTTCAGGTGTGACAATCCTGCTTGTTAAATCGTTACTCATATATACCTCCTTTGATAAAAATATGTAACTTGCATATTATATACTATAATACTACAATGTGTAAAATATTATTTTTGCAAACTGTAAGGAGGGTAAATGGAAAATGCAATAGAAGATTTTGTTTGGATTGCTAACTATTATCATAGAGTAAATTCAATATCCAGACAAGAGCTAAGGAGATTAGAAGAAATGGGTATAGAACCAAAATACAAAGACAGGAAGGTTGAAAAGATAACCCTATCTTCTTACATACAGTTTTTAGGTAAACAAAAAGCAGCAAATGACTGGGGTGTTTCTGAACACACTATAGAAGCCTGGAGATACGGTCACAGGCAACCGTCTATTAGACAAGCTAAAAGGATCATAAAATTAACAGAAGGTCGATTAGATTTTGAAGGTATTTATGGCGAAATAGCAGAGTTACTGACAGAAGATTAATTCAACATGTTTGATTTTAATCTGTCTGAAGATGAGGCAGCGATAGATATTGCTTTGGCTTTTTATGATGAAGGCTACAATGTAGTTCCTTTACAAAGATCCAATAAGAAACCACCACCTTTCTTAAAAGGTTGGGAACAATATAAAAACGAAAGGCCTTGTCGTACAACCGTACAAAATTGGTTTGAAGGCCAAGATAATTTAGTAGTAGCTTTAGTTTGTGGTCAGTTTATTGTTGTAGATGCAGATTCGCCAGAGGCTATGACTTGGGTTGAAGATAATTTACCAACTTGTCCTTATAAAGTTAGAACTGGTAAGGGCATGCACTATTATTATAACAACCCAGAAAACTATACAACTTTTGCTACAAGAAGAACTAACGAAACTCCAGTTGAAAGATTAATTGATTTAAGGGGTGTAGGTGGACTTATAATTGCTCCTTACAACCGTCATGCGAACGGTCAAATATATAAGCCTATACCCCTGCCTGGTTGGGATATATATGATCATAAAGACTTGCCTGATTTTACAGAAAAAGAATTTGAAAAGATTACAGGTGTACCCAAACAAGATAGTGTGCGTAAGACTGCACCTTTCTCTTTAGCAGGTGTAAACGAAGGATCACGTAATGATAATGCAGCTCGTATAGCTGGATACTTAATCTCTAAAAATGTAAACCTAGACTTTGTAAAAATATTCTTACATAACTGGAACAAAGAAAACTCGCCACCATTACCGCAACAAGAAGTTGAATCTGTAGTTGATAATGTTAAAAAGACACATGACAGAAAGAACCAGCTTGCACCTTTGTTTGTGCAAACCAAAGAAGACGTTACACCGCCTAAAGATTTATTTAATCCACCAGGTTTACTTAAAGATATGTATGAGTATGCAGAGGATATAGCACAAGTATCACAACCAGAATTATCTCTCGTAGGTGCCTTAGCTCTAGCTAGTGTTACATGCGGCAGGATCTTCAAAACCAACATGAATAACTTTTCTAGTATGTATTTTATGTGTATCGCAAAGTCAGGACAGGGCAAGGAAAACATAAAAACCTTTGTAGAAGCAGTTTTAAACGCCTCTGAGCACGATAAATTAGTAGTAGGGGACGGATATACCTCTAGTGGTGCTGTGCACTCAGTATTAAAAATGAGGCCTACACACGTAACTATTATGGATGAGTTTGGCAAAAGATTAGAAAGTATTAGTCAAGCTGGTAATACCAATAAAGAAGACGGCATACAAACGCTTATGGAAGCTTGGGGTAGATGTCACGGTATATTAAGGCCAGATAACTATTCTTTAATGGGTATACAAGTAGAAGATATTAAAGAAAAGATTATGAACCGTGTTACACATAAACCTGCAATAACTATGGTTGGTTTGTCTGTTCCTAAAAACTTTTACAAGGCACTAAACTCTGGACGTATAGCTGACGGCTTTCTAAATAGATTTATGGTAATAGAATCCAAAGAACCTAGACGTGTATCTAATCTTAAAAAGATTAAAAAACCGCCACTAACTATAGTCAACTGGGTAAACTATATTAGAAGAGATAGAGGTGGTTTGTCACAACCCATGGTAAACAACTCTGAATGTAACCTTGATCAAGAGGTATTAAGCTTTGATGCAGACTCAGAGCAGTTACTACAAGAGTTTGCTAGTGAGATAGTGCAAAGACAAGATATATTAGAAAAAGATGGCCTAGAGCCTCTCCTAAGCCGTTCTAAGGAAAAAGCTATGCGATTAGCTCTGATATGTGCTTTAGCATCAAATGCACAAACCGCAACGATTACAGCAGATGTTACCAAGTGGGCAATAGATTACGTTAGGTATTACGATATGCTTTTTATCGAGGCCTGTAGAGATAAAGTAGCAAGTTCTGCAACTGAGGCCAAAATTAAGCAAGTATTGTCTTATATAAGGTCTAGAGAGAGCGAGGGCATATCTAAAAGAGAGGTTGACCGTCATGAACTATTTAGAAGCATGAAGTCGCATGAGGTTAAAGAGATTATAGAAAGACTTAAAAACGCTGGAGAAATCCAGGAAATAGATATAAAAGTAGGGGGCAAAGGTAGACCAACAAAAAGGTTTGTTGCTGTCGATCCTACATTCTTTGAAGAATGAATTTACAGATGATACCGTTATCAATTAAAGATGCTAATTTATTTGTGCAAAATTTTCATAGGCATAACAAACCTGTGCATGGTGCAAAATTTGCAGTAGGTGCTTCACACAAAGATCAATTAGTCGGCGTGGCTATTGTAGGTAGGCCTGTAGCTAGAAGACTTGATGATGGATTTACAGCAGAAGCGGTAAGAGTATGTGTAAACGATAAAGCACCAAAAAATGCAAGTTCTTTTTTGTACGGTAGGATATGGAGGATATGGCAACAAATGGGCGGCAAAAGAATGATTACTTATACTTTGCAAGAAGAATCTGGATCTAGTTTAAGAGGTGCAGGATATAAAATTATTGGTGAAACTGGAGGTTGGAAAGAAGGAAAAGGGTGGACTACAAGACCTGGTAGAGAGTGGCAACCAGTTACAGGACAATTAAAATTTAAATGGGAAAAAAAATAGGAGGTAATTATGTTTAAAACACCAAGTTTTGAAACAATACAAGATAAGAAAAGAGAAGATAGGGTAGCAGGCTTTTTAGAAGGCCTATGGCAGGTAAGCTGTCACAAACTACCAGTTAGTTACGGTATAGATTATTGGATAGAATCAGCCGATAAATGGTACTGGTGTGAGATCAAATGCCGTAGTTTTGCTAGTGATAAGTATGATACATTTATATTATCTGCAAACAAACTGCGTAAAGGTGCTTCGTTTAGCCAACTAACTGGTCATCCTTTTATTACCGTTTACGGTATGACAGACGGTATCTGGATGCACGAATGGATGCCAGATTATGTCTACGATATACGTATGAATATTAATCCTACACCTAATTATGATGAGGATAACGAACCATACATACATATACCAAAAGAACATTTAACCTGTTTATCAGATGTGCCGTTAGGTTTTGATAGGGATGAGATAGGACTTATATAACGGGTCTTCTAAATAGACGTTCAGCAAATTCTATTCTGTCTTCATTTTGTTGGATTTGCCTTTGTATTTCTGGGGGCAGTGGAGATATTTGTGGTAACGAAATATTAACTTGAGGTGCATTAAATTGCGTTGTACTTTGTTGTCCTAATAATTCTCTTGTATCGATTGTAGGTACGTTTTCTTCAATTATTTTTTCTGTTGTTGTACCAACTTGTTCAATACCTTCAGCAATACCTCTTACTCCTACTTGTTCTAAAGCGTCTGTGGTTGCTTCTATTAATTGCCTAATGGATCCTTTGTCTGTTTTAGTAAATAATTTTATAAAAGGTGAACCTAATAAAGTTTTGACTACAAATAAACCTGCTATTGTAGATAAAGATGCTAGGGGTGCAAAAGCAATACCAGCTGCAATACCAGCAGCAACTAAAGAACCAGGAAAATTACCTCTTCCTACTTCACCTTTTGTTAAAATATCAACCGTATTTGCAAAGTTTTTTAAATCTGTAACAAATTCTTTTCCAAACATAGCCTCTAATGTTTCTGGGCTATATTTTGATATTGCAGTGTTCAAATTGCCAACTTTAAAAATGTCAGTAATAGGTGTTTTACCTGTGTAATCAAAATCAATTGCATCTTCTAAAAGTTTACCCAAACTAGCATCTTGTATTTTAACAAACTCTTCGTCACCCATAATTTGTTTCAGCCTAATTATGTTTTCACTATTTTTTGGCCTAAATATAGTATCAACTATTTCATCAGGCGTTTTATTCGGTAAGTCAGATAAATTACGATTTGCTAAAAAGTCAGCCTCTTTTGCTGATGCTCTAGCCTGTTCGTTTAAAGCTCTTATAAATGCCTCACCCTTTGGTGTTGTTGATAATCCAATATCTTTTCCAATAAAAATATCAGATAAATCTTTAAGTTGACCAGGTTTTAATTTTGGTGAAATTTTTACTAATTGATTTATAGTATCTCTCACCAGCTTGCCATTAGATATACCATTTTTATCTCTGAATAAAACGTCAAGTTTTCCAGGATGATCTGCTTCAAATCTCTGTATATATTTAGCAAAAGCTGTGTAATCTATAGTGTCAGTAACAGGGTCAGTTGCATTATCAAAAGCACTTTTAAACAACCTTTGTAAAGTTTGAGATTTTGCTCTTTCAAAATTATTTGCTAATGTAGGTTTATCAGACTTAATTAAATAATCATCATAGTCTTTTAATGCCTTATAAAAATCTTCTAATTGTCTAGTTGATCCTTTGTAAATTAATTCTTTAAAAATAACATCTGCATCATAGGAACCTTTGCCTCTTGCTGCTCTTGTAATTAAGTTTATAGTTGCGTTGTCAAAAGGTTGATTTAATTTATAATTTAATTCATCTGCTTCTCTAAGTGCTTTTGTAGCACGATTAATTTTACCTATATTTTCAGTTGATATTGAATCTTTAAATAAAACAGGTAATCCTTTTTCTTGCCTTGCCGCCTCATTTTTTATTATTTGATTACCCTTTAAACCTAAAACAGTAAATATACTATCGGCATTTTCAGGGTTCTCTTTTAAAAAATTTGGGTTTTTAGCTGCATGTAAATCATAATCATCTAATAATCTAGTCAATTTAAAAAACAAATCTGTTTCTTTTGATTCTCTTGCAAATGCTAAATATTGATTTAATTCTCTTTTTAACTCAAGAACTCTTGTTAGCTTACCATATGGTTTTTCACCAGGTAATATTGGTCCAGTTTCTTTTACTAAATTACGAAAACCCTCCTGTGCATTTAAAATGTTTTGTAAATTTACATCTGTGTTAGGTTGTCCTAATTTTGCGGTGTCTTTACCAATCCTGTTTAGAAAAAAACTTATAGCACGTATACCTCTTTGTTGATATTGACTAATAACTCTATCAACTGCACCTTGAACTGCCTCGTTATTGTTTAAATCAAAAAATAATTCATCTACTTTATCGTATTCTTTTCCAACCACTCTATTAACAGCACCTTTAGCTTCTCCTAATGTTTCTAATACAGATTCACCATATTCTCTAACTGGTAAAGCATTTTTGTATGGTGCAATACCAAGATAACTATTAGTTAGATCTTCAACAAGCTCTTGAGTAATTTTTACTGCTTTTGCGGTATCTGTTTCTAAAGTTTTTTTAGCAACATTAATTGTATCGGTTACAACATCTTTAGTGGCATCATCTATATAAGAATTTAATGAACTACCTCTTTCTCTAAATGCAGCTGTCATCTCATCAAATAGTTGTGTTAAGTAAGGTATGTTACTTTTATCTCTGCTAATGCCAAGAACAGCTTCAGCTATTTGTTGTGATCTTCCTGGTATTAAAGCACCTATTGTTTGAAAAGAAGATATAAATTTGTTATCCAAAACTTTTACTTTACCTGCTTTGATAGCGTCTAAAATTTGTTTTTCGCTAGCTTCTTTACCTAAAGATATATCTAATTTTTGTATATCTAAAACATCTCTACCTTTATTTGCTTGAAAATTTAATCTTAAATTTGATAAGGGTTCTTTAGCACCAAATGTAGTTCTCCATAAAGCACCACCTAACAAACTTAAACCCTCTCCTGCTACACCTAAACCAGCTTCTTTTCCAAGAAGTCCAGCCAATTCTTGTTTATCTTGTAATTGAAAACCTTGTAAAGCATCAGCTACTTCTTCAACACCTTTACCTCCCGCAGAGCCACCAGCAGCAGCTAATACTTGTGCAGCTTTTTGTCTACCGCCTGTTAAAGACTTTATAGCTTTAAAAACACGTCCTTGTGGCAAAAGTGCTCCAACAGATCCTAAAACAGGACCAGCAATTCCAATAAAATCAGCAAGATCACCTCTTTCAAATGGATTAGTGCTATCAATTATGGTGTTTAACTCTATAGTAGTACCATCTGTTAAAGTCTTTGTTTGAACAGGTAATCCCCTTTCTCGTAATCCTTTTGGTGTAAGAGCTATTTGACCATCTGTAGTTTTGATAAATCCAGACGAGCCTACTTGATTACGTAAAATTGATTCCTTTTCATCTATAGTTTCTGCTCTACCTAACAATCTTCTAATCTGTAAATCATCAACACCTGTATCGTAATCAAAATATAATTCATCATATATTGGACTTACTACACCTTTAGCTATTTGAGCTTTTATAATTTTTCTTGCATCACTTGGATTGTTGGCCTCAACATCTTGAAACACACCAGGCGTTATTTCTACTTCATACAAAGGCATTAATTAACTCCTGCCTCATCTAAAGCGTCATCTTTTAAAGTTAATCTAGTTTTTTCCTGAGTTTTTTTTGTATTTCCACTAATTAAATTTTGATCAACAATTACTGGTGGTATAACACCATATTGTTTGAAAAACTCAAGATCGTTGTAAATTTGTGTAAGTCTTGAATTTTGTTCGATGTTCAGAGTGGTTAATCGTCTGCCTAATATATCTTGTATTTCTTTTGTCGATTTAAAAATACCTTTACCTAATTCAATATCAGCTAATAAATCTCTAGCTAATTGTATATCTCTATCGGAGAGTCTTCCTTGACTCTGACCCAAAAGATCGCCTGGTTGTGAACTTGCTATTTCTTTTAAAATATTAGCTGCAAATGTTTTTGGATCAGGCATAGCATCTGGATTAAAAGCTGAAAAACCTTTATATAAAATTTCTTCTGCAAATGCTAATGCACCCGTAATATTTTCTTTAGAGGCTATTTGCAAAACATTTGATAATAAAGAAATGGTATTTTGTCCTCTTTCATAGTCTTTATAGGTTGTTTGATAACCTACTTTTCTGTCTTCAATATAATTTGCGGTTGGTCTTTCTTTTTTACCTGCTTCAACTTGTGCTAATTCCAAAGCTAGTTCCTCTGCTGCTCTTTCTTCAGCCGCTTTTGCAGCTCCTTGAGCAAGTCCAAGGCCAATTTGTCCAGTTTCAACGAGTGATGCCCCAACATTTCTTAAAAATCTGTCGAAGTTTGGGCTACCAAATAAATCACTAACTTTTGGTTTTCTTTCTTCTTGTTTTAAAACAAAACCGTCTTTAGTAAATACATAAGTATTTCCATCTATTACTTTTTCATCTCCAATTTGAGGAGAATCATCAGAAGTCTTTTTTTCTTCGGGATCTTTCAAAATTACTGGATCTTCAGTTTCTTCAATTTCTTTTTTTTCTGCTATTTTTAGTGCATCAATATCTGCTTGAAGTGTAGCTGCATCTCCTTCAGCCAAACCAACATCTAGAGCTTGAACACCCTCACCCCCATATATTAAAGATTGAGCTGGCTTCAGAGTAAAAGGTATTCCTGGTGCTGGAATAGTATTTACCTGACCTGGGCCAACCATACTTGGTGGTTGTACTATTCTTTGTGTACCAACTGGTTTTCTTTTAAGAGGATTTAAAAGTTCTCCTAGTTGTTTAAGTTTGCTTATATTTTGTTTTGCTTTAATACCTTTTCTACCAGCACGCAAAGATTTTAAACCTAATCCTGCTGCAGTTCCAACACCAGTCAAAGTTAATGCACCTGATAAATAATCTAAAGGATCAGTTGGATCAAAAATTACTCTTGATCTTTCTGTTGCTATTTTTGTAGTAATCTCGTCTTCTAAATCTTGTATACTTTTTCCTGTAGGATCAATACCAGCATCTAAAAATTTTTGTATTACATTAGGATCTGTAATTTCCATATTTAAGTTCCTGCTGGTTTGTTAGCTGCATAAGCATTGAAAGCAGCTCCTAATCCTAATGCGGTTGGATCGGCTGGCAGCCTATACTGCGAATCTATACGTGTTTGGCCAGCTTGGAACTGTGGTAATAGTTGACCAGTAAGTTGTAATGCTTGTAACGGTCTACCTTGTTGATCTAATTGTTGCTGGAACAATCTAGATAAACCAGTTTCTTCTATATCTCTACCAGTTTGTCCAAAGCCAACTAAACTTGATCTATCTGCTGCACGTAAATCTGCTAACTGAGTGCCTACTTGTCCTAAGCCTGTAGCAGCTGTTTGTTCTGCTTGTCTTTGTTGTGCAAAAGTGGATAAAGCATCTCTTTGTGCTTGATCAAACCCTGTTTGTCTAATGCCACCTAGGGCTTCAGTTAAGCCTCTACCAAGAGCTCTCTGCCTTTCTGCAGCACTAAGTCTAGCTCTTGAACCAAAAGCTGATAAACCGCCTTTTTGTATATCTCTAGCTCTTTGGTCAATATCTCTTTTTTCACCTGCCTCTAAAACATCTTGTATGGTTTGCTGCACTACTTGGTCTTCAAAAGGGTTAAAAAATTGTTGTGTCATACTAGGATCAAACTGTCTTGTACTTCCTCTAATTAAATCTGCTCTCTCTCCTACAAAAGGCTCAGCCACACCAAGATCAGCTAAAGCTCTGTCTTGAGCTATTTGTTCTAATTCACTAAGACCTGCTGTTTGTTGTAGCGGTACATCACTACCAATAAGGTTAGCCGTAGCTTGCTGTAACTGATTGATGAAGCCAGGTTGATCTGCAGTACCAAAATACAAAGATCTCAACAGGGGATCGGTTAATATTTCTTGTGTATCTTGTTGTGCTAATACAGGATCAACTTGGCCTCTGACATCTTGCGGTATGGTTGTTACGGGGACTGCCCCCACATCACTTGCCACTGCAGCTGGCGTAGTAGGGGCAGGTTTAATAACTGGGTCTGGTGTTACTACAGGTTCAATAATTGGGTCTGGAGTTATAACAGATTCAGTAATAACAGGGGGGACAACTGGTGAAGTTGTTGGCGTAGTTGTACCTGTTCCTGTACGTGCTAAAAAGTCTGCAAATGATTCTTGTATTGGACTTTTTCTATATTCTGCAAACTCAGGTGGTGTTACACCAGCTGAACCAACAACAATATTGCCTAACTTATCTCGTAGTTCTGATGGTCTTACGCCTCGACCAAAGCCAAAATCTTCTAGTGGTATTGGTTTATTTCTTTGTAGTAACGATGCTCCACCAGCTACAGGAGGTCTTCTTGGTGGACCTAAACTACTTCTTTCTTTACCTAATGATCGCTTGTCTTCAAAATCTGTTCCGCCTGCACCACCTATTGATGGTGGTTTATCAAAACCAATTAAATTTGGTATTTTTATTGGTTCTGGATCTGGACCACTTTTTATTCTTGGCAGTCGTGGTGGTATAACAGGTGGTATTATTGTTTCAATCTCAGGTATATTATCTAACCTTTGTACGGAAAAAAAATCATCTCTTGGTGATCTAAGTGGTGGTCTTTCAAAGGGTAGTCGCGGCTCCTCAATCGGCAAGGGTTTAACTGGTAGAACAGGAGCTTGCGGTATCGGAAACGGTGGTCTTGGTGGTCTAATTGGTGGTGCGATAGGCTCAATACGAACTACAGGATCTCTTGATAAATTTTCTTTCAAGCCTCTATTTCTAAATATTCTATCTAAAAATGCCATAATTAACTTACTTTTTCTTGATAATCTTCAAAAAATTTCATCAACATGTCGTTGTTTTTGAAACCTTGTTCTCTGTCTGGTTTGCCAGTTGGAAAAATAGTAAGACTATCTTTATTCTTTTCTATTTTAAAACCTCCAAGTCCTTTGTTTGCTTTTGCAGTATGCACAAACTCGCCATCACTTAACAAAGCAGGTATATCATCACTTGTTTCAGTACCA